AAAACAAATCAACAAAATAATACACAAGAAACATCAACTCAAAATACCCCTAATACCCCAAAAGCTTCTGATACTGCATATTCGTCAATGCCAAAAGCATAAATTTCTTAATGAAACAAAAAAAAGACCGTCGTCAAAAATCGGTTAGTTCTCAAGAACTAAATAACTTAAAAGATCCACAATCACAAGACAATTCTCCATATGTTTTCCAAAAGGAAAAAATAAATTACGAATTACAAATAAAAGAATTACCTTGGACTAATAAACAAAAAGAAATAATATCTACTTTCTTAGATAAGAAAACAAAGGTTCTTTTATTAAAAGGTCCGGCAGGAACTTCAAAAACTATACTATCTATGTATTGTGGATTGACTCTTTTGAACAAAAGAAGAGTATCGGATTTAGTTTTAGTTAGATCCGCAGTAGAGTCATCAGATTCAAAGCTGGGATTTTTACCGGGTGATATTATGGAAAAGTTTAATGTATATTTAACTCCTTTTCATGATAAATTCTCAGAACTATTAAGTAAGCCTAATATAGATAAACTACAAAAAGATAATAGACTTACTATATGTCCTATAAATTTCGCAAGAGGATTACATTTTTCTGCAAAGTTTGTATGCGCAGACGAAGTTCAAAATTTTTCAACTAGAGAATTACAAACTATTATGAGTAGAATTGGTGAATTTTCAAAGGTATTTTTATGTGGAGATCCAGAACAAAGTGATCTACCTCAAGGTAAGTCGGGGTTCAGTAAAGTTTACGATTTATTTAACAATGAAGAATCTAAAGAAAACGGTATTTTCTGTATGGAATTAACAGAAGCTGATATTGTAAGATCCGAATTATGTAGATTCATAACTCATAAATTTAAAGAACTAATTGTTCATACACCTCATAAACAAGAAGAAAACAATAAAGATTTAAATAAAGAATTGTGGAAACCGGGAAATAAGTAAGTAAGTATTATTATGAAAAGTTATCAATATCAAGTTTTAGAGAATAAACCTATCGGGTGTGACTTTTGCGGAGCGCATATCCAAGGTAAAGTTACAAAGAAAACAGACTTTAAAACAAAAGAAACTATAAACGAGTGTAGATGGATTTGCAGTAGATGTGGAAACCTATCTAAAGTAGGTATTGTAAAATAATGAAGTTTAATAAATTAGTAAGCGAAATATACGATACTAATATTAATAAACAATATGGTGCTACGAATTCCGCACCTAGAAAAGATTTTGCTCCAGCATCCTCTAAAGATGGATACCACAATGATTATCAAAACTTGGGAGCGTCCGAATTAGAAACCCCACAACCTGAAAATCCTCCATCTTTTCCTTGGGAATTACAAACTATTAATGATGATTTAGCCAATGGATTTGTATCCATACTTTCTTCAACGGAAAAAATAAGAAACGCATATAAAAATAATCAAGCTTTAGATATAAATCAAAAGAATGAGTTCAGACATATATTTAAATTTTCTAGAAAAATTTTAAATGCTATAAAAAAGGTAGCGTTAAAAATAGATGAAATTTCTGATCTTAGTGTAGAAAAAAAACCAGAAATAAAGATTAATGCTGCTCTGGATAACAACCCAACTTTATTTAAAAGACAGCAAGTAAAAATTAAAATACCAAATAAAGATTGACATTTTCATATATTTTATCGTATCATATAAAAACTATATGAAAGAAACATTTAAAAAATTAATTAAATCCACATTAATTGTTATTTCCATATCTTTATTAATTGCATATGCGATTAAAAATTTAGGAGGTAATTTTACATCAAGTTTTATACTAGCTTTTACTATTCAATATATTTTATTTTCATTTATTGGAAATATTATAAATTCCTATTTAAAAGAAAAAACCACTCAAAAAGAATTGGATATTTTAGAACCTCTATCTACTATTTTAAATTGCGCTTACTGTAATCATACTAATGTTATGACTTTTCTACCTGACGAATCAGAGACTTCAGAATTTACATGCTCAAAATGTGAAAAGAAAAATTCAGTTAGAATTCAATTTGTAGTAGCTAGACAAACAGAAATGATATCACTTCCAGTTTCATCTAATGGGGTATCTTTAATAGACAAAGAAGATTTAGACAATAACAAAATATGAAAAAAAATAAACAACACAAAAAATGTTGGAAAGTAATTCATGAGGAATCATCAGTTTGGGCTAGATGGATGGCTTTATATGAGGCTGTAAATTTTATAGCGGAAAAAGCTGACCAGAAAAAAATTGCATTAAAAACAAAATTAAAACCTATAGCTATTAATAAATATATAGAAGATACTCAAGATATGTATCTAAGAAAAATTTTAGAGCAAGAATATAATATTAATTTTTATTTTGATGATTCTTTTGAGAAAGTTAAAGATCAATAATCTCCATATACAGAAGTATTACTACATGATTCTTCTTCATAATTGAAGTTTTGTTTTGATAATTCTTCTGCTAAATCATTATCATCATTAGGGGTATTTCCAGTTCCTGGTCCTGGAGAATTCTCCTCATGTGAGAAGTCGTATCTCTTAGCCTTAAAGAACCAAACGTAATGTCCACCTATAGCATTAAGTTGAAATTCATCAACTACTTCTGTTAATTCATAAATAGTCGGTCCTCTTCTTGGATAGTTAAGTCGATCAGACCCAAATTCTGATAATTCCATTAAATCTCCCATTTTTGGTTCAGATGATAATCCAAAGATTTGAGTAAATAAATCGGGATGTATAACCCCACTCATATCACTATCAGCAAGAATTCCAAATTTAGATAATAGATAAGCATCATTATTTAAATTTAATTGTACTATTAATTTCTGACCTTCCGAATATCCAGATATTACATCTTCGCCGTATAATGATGTCATGGAACTTAATTCGGAATTATTAGTATAATAAGTTATTTCTTGTCCGAATATTTGTATTTGTTCTTTCCACCAATTTGAGAAATTTTTTCTTTCTTGTAAATTTCTACTTTTATCTAAAAATCTTAACTTTTCCATTTTAATTCCCTTTATATTTTAATTTATATGTTTTATTGTCGGGATTTAAAACTAAACATACCCCAAAACCTTTAATAGCTTTTTCTCTTTCCTGTAACGTTGGTAATGCTCTCTTATCACCATTAAAATATTCTAGTGCTTCAGAATAACTTATTTGCTGATCTTGTTTAGTTTTTATACACTTTGAAAGTGGAGATATATTTTTCGTTAAATATCTAGGAACCATTTCTTTATGTTTACTATCATATGAAGTAATTTGATTTACTCCAGGTAATGGTTTATTGTGTCTATGGCTTATTCCAGAATTTGATAAACTTCCAGTACCTGATGATGATGAATTCTTTTCTCCTTTAGATAAAGAAAAAGAATATTTAGTATTGAAAAATTCTAAAAAAGTCATTTTATATATTTACAAAAAAACCCCGCGAGAAGCGGGGTTTTTTATTTATATTTTTTGTATCTTACTTAAAATAATCTCCCTTTTTAACATCACTACCTTTAACTTCTTGTTTCTTTTTTGTTAATTCAGAAACTGCTGGTTTTGTGTTATGTGGAGTTGGTTTAGTAGAACCCTTTCCAGTATTTGGAAGAGATGCTTTCTTTTTTTTAGGTGATGTAGAAGATCCATTAACTTTAATATTTTTTGGATTTGTTAATTCAAGACCACTCTTAAGATTTAAATCTTCGGCGTCATCTAATGCGAATGATTCTGGAAATGTCTTTTCTTCATCTTCTTCTTCGCCTTCTTCTTCGTTTTCTTCTTCACCTTCTTCACCTTCTTCACCTTCTTCACCTTCTTCTTCGTTTTCTTCTTCGCTTCCGACAGCGGCTTGAAGAATTTCGATTAATTTTTCAGCTAAATCTTTATCTAAGGTTAAAGTTACTTCTTCAGAAGAATCAGATTCATCTTCAGAATCCATAAACTCATCAACATCAGACTCGTCTTCATTTTCGCCTTCTTCATCTAATGAAGAATCATCAAAAGCATTTAATGGTTCAATTTCGTTATTTTTTTCAGTAGAAAAATTAAAAGTTTCTTCCGAAACAATTTTATTGAATAAAACATCAAATGGATTTTTTGCTTCTTTAACTCCAGAAAGTTTTTTGATTGAAGAATCAACATCGGAAGTTAATTCATCTGGAGCTTCTTCTGGATTTTCCACTCCTTCAACTTCATCTGGTCCAGAACCTTTAATGAAAGAAGTTACGTTTTTTTCGTTATCCTTATCTCCAAAAGCAGAACCAACTTTTAGATCGGTTTTAACCTCACTGCTTGGTACGCTTTCGTTTAGTATTGACATATATGCTTTTGTTATTGGGTCCATAATATTTTATTATTGTATGAATATTTACACTAGATTTATTACATTTCTATATTTTTTTATGTTATTTAATATTTTTTAACATCAAAATTGATTCTTTTTTTAAATCAACACATTCAATTAAATCGTAATCGATTTCGCCGTTAACCCAAACTATATATGATTTAGGAACGTTAAATGATGTTATTTTTTCTATAATTGTAGAATATAAGGATAACTGTAAACTATATTTTATAAATTCACATTTATCTAAATGATTTAAACATTTTAAAAATTTTTCTTTGTATTGATTTTTCTTTTTAATTTCTTTGTTTGTTTTATAATCAAAAATAACTAGTTCTTTAGTTTTAAAATTATAAGAAAGATTATCAATCGTACCACATATACCAGATTGTTTATCACCAATTACAAATTCTGATTTTATTAAAATATGTTCTCGTTTCCACCAATCATAGAAATTTTTAAAATTTCTAATTAATTTTGCGACTTCCTTATAGTAATTCTCTATCGAATTATCAGATTTAAATTCTTTTCTTTTATTAAAAAAAAGATTTATTGAATCTCGATCTAAGCTAATTTGTTTTCTGTTAAAGAAATTTTCTACATATTTATGAAATTCTGATCCTTTGTGACACGAATAATCTTTTGCAAATTCCCATTGATTTAAAACTTCTTCTACGGTAAACCCATCTCTTTGAGATACAAAAGATGCTGCTTTTTCTGAATCAAAAGGTTTTTCATAATCTTTAATTAATTGAGAAACAGACATTTTTGCTGGTTCTCCATTTATCGTGTACTTATGATTTTTTTCCAAAAAAAGAATATCTGAAAAACTATGTTCTAACTCCACTAATGTTTTAAAATCCATTATATTCCAAATCCTATTCTCTTTTCTTCTTTTTTAATTTGATTCATTTCAGTTTTTTTTGTTAGATTATAGATATCTGCAATAACCATGTTTTTAGTAATATTTTCTTCTATTTCTTGTTCGGAAAAACCAAGATGACTTGCTAACTTTTTAGCGTCTTCTATATCTAGAGGACCAAATTCATAGTCAACTTGTAGTCTACCCTTTCTGCGTAATGCGTCATCGATATCTTGTTTTGCGCAATTATACGTAATTATCAACGGACATCTTAAAACATCTCCTAAAATACCATCAGATAGATTTAAAAGAGATGTTACGGCAGACGAATCGTAAGTATCACCCATCCTCTTAACTATTGCTTTTTCTGCATCTTCTAAAATCAATATTGAATTTTTCTTCTTTAATAAGCTAGAAAAAGTAGTTGGATCATTAATAAATGTTTCTATCATATTAGCAGGGATATAGATAAAGTCTTTATCTACTTTGGTGGTTAAGTATTTTAGGAAAGTGCTCTTTCCAGCACCAGGAGATCCATGAAACATATATAACCCATTATCTTCGTTGTTTAATCTATTAATGATTTGCTTTTCAATATCTAAAAACTTTTTACCGTAATTTAATTCTATATTGATAACATCTGGTATCTTCATATCAATTGGATCAAAAACGTATTCGTCGTATCTATTCTTAACATATAAATGAATTTTTGTTGATTCTTGTTTTACTATAAAAGATTCAAAATCTTTCAAATGCAAATTTGTAAGATTAGAAGTATAAACTATAAGCATTTCATATGTTTTTTTGGAATCTTCTTTTTGTTTTTCTTCTTTTGATCCGACTGAGAATTCGAGAATTTCCCCATCAGTTGATACAAATTTTGTAGAATTGGAATCATCAACTTCATCTTTTACCATTAATTTTACAAAAATATCTTTATATTCAAAAATAAGAGTTCCGCTTTTGAATGAAAAAGTATCTTTAATCAAAGATTTTAAATTTCCAGTACAAGAACTATAAATTAAACTACCATTCTCTAATAAAAAAATCAAAATATCAGATCTGAACGCTTCAGTTAAATATAAAAAGCATGGAGGATAATCAGAATATGTTGTAATGTATTTATTAAGAGGAAATAAATTTCCACTATCATGAATATCATAATAACCACTTAGATCAGTTTTGAATTTGTTTTTTGATTTAAACATAAAAATATACTATACTTAAAAAAAATATTTGCAATAAAAAAATATTTTCTATATATCTTTTAAAAAATGAACAATTTATAGAAAAAATAATAAACAAAATATTATAATATGTTTATATATAAAAAGTTTAAAATAAACAAAATATAATTTATATATTGATTTTTTTTAAAAAATATGTTATGAAATAAGTATTAGAATGAAAAGGTTGACTAAAAAACAAGTACTGGATATTCATGAAAAGTGTCTTAATTTGGTCAAAAGAAAACCGCCAGAGTTTTTTCAACTCAGAAAAATGAAAGCATCAGTTGGATTATGTAATTGGACTGATATTGAATTGGATTATAGAAGAGATTTAATATCAACAGCATACCATGAATGCGTACATTATCTATTTCCGGATTTTTCAGAATCAATGGTTCTTTATACTGAAAATGTATGTGACCCATTTGATATTTCTTATTTTTTAAAAACCCTTGCGAATAAACTTTACAAATCAGAATTTCAAAAGTATATATTAAAGCACCGAAAACTTAAAAAATTTAAACACAAAACAACATGATATTCGAAGAACAAATCTCGCGCAAACCAAACCTTTACCCATGGACAGATGAATTTATTGAAGCTATGCACAATGGCTTTTGGACTGATAAAGAATTTTCATTCAAGTCTGATGTTCAACAATTTAAAGTAAATTTAACAGATCAAGAAAAAGAAATTATAATAAGAACTCTTTCTGCTATTGGACAAATCGAAATTGCAGTTAAAACGTTTTGGTCTAAGTTGGGAGAGAATTTACCTCACCCATCTCTTGCCGATTTAGGTTTTGTTATGGCTAATGTGGAAGTAATTCACAATAATGCATACGAAAGATTGATTACTACACTAGGGTTAGAAGATGTTTTTGAGAAAAATTTAAAACTCGACTGGATACAAGGTCGTGTAAAATATCTCAAAAAATATACACACCGTTATTATAAGGATTCTAAGAAGCAATATGTATACGCATTAACTCTTTTTACTTTGTTTGTTGAAAACGTTTCATTGTTTTCTCAATTTTATGTAATCAATTGGTTCGCTCGTTTTAAAAACGTTCTTAAAGACACAGATCAACAAGTAAAATATACTCGTAATGAGGAAAATATCCATGCTCTTGTTGGTGCTAAAATAATCAACACAATCAGAGAAGAATATCCAGATCTTTTTGATGATGAATTTGTAGAAAGAGTTGTCTCCGAAGCTAAGGAAGCATATGAATCAGAAGCAAAAATTATTGACTGGATGGTAAATGGAATTAAAGAAGAAGGTCTTAGTGCTGTTATTCTTAAAGAATTTGTTAAGAATAGAATAAATGAATCCCTTAAAATGATTGGTTTTCCTCCTGCTTTTGAGATTGACAAAGAACTTATTTCTTCTACAATTTGGTTTCAGGAAGAATTATTGGGAAATAATATGGTTGATTTTTTCAGTTCTAGACCAGTCGAGTACTCTAAAAAATCACAATGTTTTGACGAAGATGCATTATTTGGTTAATTATGGAACATTTTACTTCAGATAAAACTGCTGATGAATTAGCATCATCTTATAGATGTGCAATGCATGAAACGATCGAAGATCTATTAAAAAAAATAAAATATCTTGAAGAACAACTTGATATTAGAGACGAAGTTATTAAAGAATTAAAATTAAAAAATATATGACAAACAAATACGAATGGCTAAACAAAGACTCACGAAAATTTCTCGAAAGAGGTTATTTGTTAGAGGGAGAAACAGCAGAACAAAGAATTAGAGATATTGCAGAAGCAGCAGAAAAATATCTCGGAATTAAAGGTTTCGCTGATAAGTTTGAGGGGTATATGCAGATAGGCGCATATAGTTTAAGTTCTCCCATCTGGTCAAATTTTGGAAGAAAAAGAGGATTGCCAATTTCATGCTTTGGTTCTTATATTCCCGATACAATGGAAGGAATCATGGAAAAGGTTTCCGAAACCGCTGTTATGACAAAACATGGAGGTGGTACATCTGCTTATTTTGGTAGTGTTAGAGGAAGAGGAACTCCAATTTCATCCGGTGGAGAATCTACAGGTTCTGTACATTTCATGGAGTTGTTTGATAAACTCATGAATGTTGTATCTCAAGGAAATGTTCGCAGAGGATCATTTGCTGCTTATCTTCCAATCGATCATCCAGACATTGAAGAATTTTTAAAGATTAAATCCGAAGGAAGTGATATTCAAGATTTATCTATTGGTGTTTGTGTTTCTGATGAATGGATGAACAAAATGAAAGATGGTGATAAAGAAGCTCGTAGAATTTGGGGTCTTGTTATCAAGAAACGTTTTGAATCTGGATATCCATATATTTTCTTTAGCGATAACGCGAATAACCAAGCACCACAAATTTATAAAGACAAAGGAATCAAGATTAACAATTCCAATTTGTGTTCTGAAATTATGCTTTCAAATTCCGAAGATGAATCATTTGTTTGTGACCTTTCGTCTTTGAACCTTGAAAGATGGTCAGAAATGGTGGATACAGATGCTGTCGAAACATTAGTATATTTCTTAGATGCTGTAATGTCA